TCCTGATGTATCAATGTCTACTGTTTTTTTTTCTTCTTCTGGCATAGCGTCTCCTTCCTATGTTAAAACTCATGCAAGATGTCCTCTGGACTATCAATTGTTGCTAACACTTCATCGTCGTTTAGCAGACGCATCTCACCACCTTCTATTTTGATTCGGCTACCTGCATATCTTGCAAACATAACCCAATCTTTTTCCTTGCACCACGGGCCTTCAGGATATCTCTCCTTATCCTTATAACATTGTGGACCCATGGCCATAACTAATCCTACTTGAGATGCAACTTGTTGCCTCTCTAAAGTTGTTTCAGCTAATACTATTCCACCCTTAGTCGTTTCTTTCATTTTGAAAGGTAAAACTAACATTCTCCAGCCGGTTGGCTTTGGTAATTTTGGTTCTTCTTTTGAGGTTTCTACACCAACAAGTTTATTGTTTGGTGTTAATATCGATGACTGTTCCTTTTTCATTTTGCTCCTTATCTTCTAGCAGGTTAGAGAGTTCCTGTAGTGTTGCCTCGTAGGCATTTATTTGTCCTATTATATACTTGTAATCCTCCATCTTGTCAACACTGCCAGATGTAACTGACACTGATAACGAATCTAATCTTGTTCTGAGGAATCTAAGTAATTTATTTATTACTGTTTCTAATTGCATTTAACATTTCCACCTTCTCCGTGCTTGTCTGATTCGAGAATTAGGATCGTTACGAGTTTTAGCTGATGATCTTTTTAGTTGTGCTCTTCCGATCTGGGGGAGAAGGGATCCTGGCTTCACTTTACCAGTCACGGCTGTTTTTAATTTACTTCCAGGGTTTGCTGCCCTGTAAGCTCTTACACCTTTTGCTGTCATTCCAGCTCCAGATTTTGTTGGTCTATAGTTTGCACCCTTACCTGTAGTAGTTTTTCTAATAGGGTTTTCTCTTTTTCTCATTATGCTGTTTTCTTTCTCTTTGCAAATGTTGCGACGTTAGTGGGTTTACCGCCTACACCTTGTGCTTTACTTCTTTTCCTTGCAACGGCACTCCGTCTCTGAGAGTCTGTCATGCTTGCTGCTTTGGCAGCAGGGACGCACTTTGGATATTTTCTTTTTGAACCACTTGCAGATTTTCTTCCACATTTTTTAAAACCTCCGCCTTTTTTCTTGGAACCAATGTCGACCCAATCTTGCTTGAACCATTTTCTTAAACCACCTTCTGCAAAATTTCTACGCACAACCTATTCTTCTTTTTCTAGCAAGACCCGCTACTTGACCACCAGATCCATACATAGGTTTAGAAATTTTACCACCCATAGCTTTACTAGGTTTAGGTCCTTTAAAATCTTTTCTTTTTACTCCAGACGGATCTTTAATTTTACCCGCACAAATTTTAGAAGCGTATGCGTTTGCGTATGCACTAGGATATACGGCAAATTTTCTTTTCGCTGCAGCTTTACCTCTAGGACATAGTTTAGTCATTATTTTTTTCTCGCTGTTTGTTTTGCTCTTGCAAAGTTGGCTGCAGTCGGCGCACCTTTAGCACCTTTCTTACGCATTTTACCACCACGTTTTCTTTTAGCGTGAATGTTTGCATATAAACCTGGACGAGCCATTATTATTTTTTTCCTTTTTTTGCTAATCCACCTTTTTTAGCAAAGCCCATTTTATTTCTTACTTCAATTGGTAACTTAGCTAGACCTGGATTTTTTTTAGAATCAACTTTTTTTAGATTTTTCTTTTTTTTACCAAAAGTTTTTTCTATTTTTTTAACGTCTCCACCTATTTTCATCATAGGTTTTTTCATCATCATCATTCCACCACCCATTTTTTTAACTCTAGTTTGTGAGTTGTATCTCCTATTAGACATTATTTTTTTCCTCCGTTTCTAAATATTTGTGTACCCTTTATACCATAAATGCTCGCCACGACAAGGATCCACAAATTTGTGAACCATGACGGGAGCTGCGAGAACATGTCGAAGAACAATTTTACCTTGTCCATCGCTGTTGGATCATCCGATATCACTGCCCAAGCGAGCACCAACACGGGCAAACTGAGAATTATCAAAACGGCCTCGTCTTTCCAGTCCGATTGACGTGCCTCTAATAATTTTCCCTGGTAAGCTTCGTCACCTCGGGCCATCTTTTCAGCATGCATTAATTGTGCATCTGACATTGCCATTTTTGTTCTCTGCTTGTTAGCATAAATTTTACTTCCAGCAGAGACGGCTAATTTAATTGCCGATAACCACATAATTTAGTACCAAGTAGCTTCTTTTTTCTTTTCAGCTAGCATTCTTTTAGTTCCTCTAACTTTTTCCTTGTCTCCAGTAGGAAGATAGTTAAAAGCACCATCAGCAGTAGTTTTAGATCTTGGATCTACCTCTACATTTTGTTCTGGAATGCTAATTTCTTTTTGTTTTTTATAGTTTTCCATATTTTTACCTTATCATAAGATTAATTTTCGTCAATAATTGACATTTGTTGTACACCGGTCTTTGCAAGACTGACTCCAGCACGTAATTTAGCTAAATCTTCGTTTTGTTCAAGCTTATCTTCTGCAATTTGACCTGCTTGCATTAATTTTGCTCTGTTTAAATCTTGATTTGCTTCATCAGCTTGTTTTTTACGTTCATTTTCCATTGCACGTAAGTCAACTTCACGTGATTTTAGTTTTAAAAGAGGGTCAGAGTCAAATTGTGACGTAATTTCCTTCTCTTCTTTTGCAAAATCCGCTGTCAATTCAGAAATTAACACTGCTTTTCTACCTTCTATGTCTTGAGAAAGCTTTTGTATCTGTTGTTGAGCTTGTGGATCTTGTTGAGCTTGCACTTGTAGCACTTGAACTTGTTGCAATTGTTCTGCAAACTCTAATTCTACCTGTTCTTGTGCCATTAAACTAATGTGTTCAAGTATATTTTTTTGTATTGCAGCCATAACAGCAGGATTATTTCTTACAATGTTTGTAGACATAAAAGTTAAGTGAGATGTTACGTGTGCTCTGTGATCTTGACCACGAAAAGCTTGAAAAGGTTTCATGCCTAAAGCATTTATGTGTTCTAAACTTGGGTCCATCGGTTGCATCGGAGCTGGTGGGGGTAATATTTGATCAATATTTTTTATACCTAATGCTTCATACATTTTTCTGTATGCTGCATATAGGTTGTGTATCTGTGGGTTAGATGTTGCAAGTTGCAATTCTGTTTGCGCCATAGATATTCTTTGCGCCATAGAAAAAATATTTGGATCTGCAACAGGTAAAATATCTACTCTGTCATCAAAGTCCATTTGTTTAATTTCTCTTCTGCCACCAACTACATCAAACGGATATACAGGTGGTAAGTATGTTTTAAATACTTTTGAAAGTAATTTAAATTCTTGTTTCATACCTGCATACAATCTTTTGTGTATTGCAGACATGACTCTTGAACCACGTTCTAGTAATGCAACTGTAGTTCCAACTGCAGCTTGTTGATTACCTTCACCAACCTGCATATCAGCGATCGCTGCAAATCTTTGACCTGCTTGTACCACAACACCCATTAATGCTAATAATGTTTGTGATGGTTCTTTGTATGGCAATGTCATAAACGCATCTCTTAAATTACCACCTGGTGCATCTACATCTCTAAACTCACCTGGTTGTAATGGAGCTGCTTCATCTCTAACTCGAATACCTCTTTGTTTAAATCCTGCCGGTAGATTAGACAAAGTTCCCGCATCCAACAATTGACGGAGTGCAGCAGTTGCAGTTCTACTCAATCCGCCAATCATATGGATTAATCCAAAGCCATAAAATCCTAAACCCGGTAGAAATTTAAAATGTACAAAATACTGGATCTTATTTCTTTTTGGATCTGTTGGTTCGTAGTTTCTACGAATTGATAAAACTTTTCTTGAAGTTTCGTCGACGGTTACGATGTAAGGTAGTTTAATACCTGTTGGATTCATTTCTGTATCCTTATCTTCAAAACCCTCTAAATCTAAATTTACATGACACTCTAACAAAGTGTAAATCATTTCTTGTTTACCTGTTTTCTTTGTGCCTTCTAATTCATGTTCTTTAGAATCAACATCATCTTTCATTGTTGATTGTGGTTTTTGTAATTCAACATCAGAATAAAAACCATTGACTTGTTGTTTTCTTAAATCGTTCTCCGACATTTTTATTGTTTGAATAATGGCTTCCGCATCCTCTAATGAGGTAGCAGAATACGGAACCACTAAATCATCTGCCGGGACAAACTTAGAAACAGCTCGTCCTAGTAAATCGTCATAATAAACTTTTTTAAATGTTGAACCTGCAAGTGGTAAATGAAATAACATTTGATCAAACTCAGGTTCATACTC